GAATAGCATTTTGTAGTTGTGATATATCTTGTCGTTTGAAAATATATCCTCGCTCGATGCTATATCACTCCCCGCCCGAACATATAATATGCTCAGCGGTCTATACGGCATATCAATGCTACGTTCCCCAGCTTTTAGCAGCCCTTCAACGTTTTTGCTTGCCAACATTTCTGGCTTGTTGTCGACGATTACACGGCGAATATACCGCACGCCTTGATTAATCACGTCTAAAACTTCATCGTCGTCATACGTGATAGCGTCTGTATCGTGAACAACACGCCGTATTCGCTTTATTAGCGTTTTGATAGGTAGCATGTAGTCCACCTCCTATAAAACAAAAAAGAGACGGCTATAAACCGTCTCCCCTCTTACTGATCAGTCGTCGACCGAGCTGGTCAAAACATTGATAACGCCGAAATCAGTGTTGTTCGTGCCATCATATTTGAACTGCGATTTTTGCAGGCCGAACATACGACCACACGATACGCCCCACTTGTTCTCGTAGTCGAATTTCTTCTCAACCCATTTCGGTGCATTGCCTTCTGCAAAAACGACAGCCTGTGCACCCAGGAACAATGCATGACCGACTTTTGCGTTCGATGCACCAGTCGCCGTGCGCGGTACGCGGTTATGCTCATGAATGACAACGCCGTCATACATGCCCATCGCGCCGGAGAAAATCGGATTGTCCTCGCCACGAATGTTTGCATGTTTCTGCGCCTCAAGCCATTTCGTATCATTGCGGAGGTCACGAGCTTGGAACGGGTCAATGACCATAACATACGTATTTTTGCCGTTGACGTTAATCGGGCGAATAGCCGTATTCTCGTTAGCCGTTGCCAGGCGTTTTGCTTTACCGATAAGGTCAGCGGAGAACGTGTCTGCTGCTGCAACCGTTGCTTCACTCGTTGCGCTACCACCATAGATAACACGGTCAGACGAAGGAGCAGAAATCGGGAACTGGTAGTTAGCAGCAGTCGTACCAGCAGCAACAAACGGTGGCATAACACCAGTCAGTACCGAGAAGATATTCGTATCGATAAACGTAGACAGCCACTCAGCCAGTGCATCACGCGCATCTTTACGCATGTTAATCTGCGTTTTCTGCTCCTCGTACAAGCCGTTCAGTCGAACGCCGTGACGAATGTAGTGCAAGTACGTATCGAAGGAAGCGTACTCAAGTGCTTCCTCGTTACCCTCAAGGATGTTATCATCCCACACGCCAGCGCCAGAAAGCGGAAGCAACAGCGGAATGTTGATAGACGTTCCCGGACCTTTTTTCAAATCCTCTTTTACCTGGATAATGCTGCGTGCATTTTTACCCATGAATTTGTAGAAGAAGGAATCATGCAGACCTGCTTCCCATGCCTGTTTTGCCCATGCCTTGAGAACAAGCTCCTGCGGAATCGTGGTGTCTGCGAATCGTTGCAAATCAAATTTCAATTTCTTGTCCATATTTACCCCTCATTTCTTACTGCCCCATAAGCATCTTTTGATACTCTGGTGGAATCTCGTCCCAAGGGCGTTCTTTTAGCATCTGTTCAAGCGTGCCAATAGAAACATTTGAATCATTGTCGCTTGAACCCTTGACCTGTTGCGCCCTCGGAAAACTCTTAGCCTCGTTTACCTTCTGCATCGGATTGGCAGAAGCGTTCTGAGCTTTACCCTGTGACTGACGATATGCAGCTTTTGCGTCGGTGAAATACTGTTGCACCAACAGCACCTCGGCAGGAGTTGCCATCTGGCTCTCAACACGTGCGTACGCTGACGATATAATCGCCTGTTCGTTAGGCGTCCGCCCGTAGAAGTAGTCCTCAGTAGCGAATTTCTTGACTTTATCAAAATCCGGTTCGGACATTTCCTTGGTGGCAAACTCGTTGTACGCCTTAACACTAGCATTGTGAGCACGAACAGCGGCCTCCGCGTGGCGCATCTGCTCCATCTGCGCTTGCTGAATACGGTTCATGACGTTAGTTTCAGCCATTTTCAGCGCGAACTGATAACGTGCTTTACGCGGATCGTTTTCCTCCATGTACTCCATGCCGTCCAAATCTTCCTGCGTAAGTCCGCTCATACGAAGTGCTTCTTGCTTTTTGATGGTATCAATCTGCTTCATCACTTCTGGCGAAAGGTCAATCTGTGGCATCGGAGTTGAATACTGCTGGCTGGGCGGCGTTGCCGGTCTTGCTCCCGCATCGTTAGCAGGTTGAGAAACACTCTGCGCTGCATTGAGTTTCTTCTTGTACTCCTCAATTTCAGCCTTGAGCTTGTTGTTCTCGTCAAGTTTCTGCGCCCATCTAGCATATGGAATAGAGCCAGTCTTGATGATAGATTCATCGTCCTGCTGCTCGTCTTTTGCAGTAGGTAACTCCTCCTGTTCCTTCGGCTCTGCCAGCTTTGCGGCTTCTGCCATAGTTTCACGCGCTACCTCTTCGGAAAGTCCTTCGAGCTCTTCGGGAACGGGCTCGTTTTCAGTCTCATTCTCTTCTGTGCTCGTCTGAACGGATTCCTCAGTAGTGGCTTCTGCGCTTTGCGTTTCTTCAGTTACTTCCTCGGCAAATCTCTGCAAATCGAAAAAATCAAACATTGTAAAACTCCTTTCTAGTTTACGGTCTAGCAACGATAACGCCCGTAACGTTGGCGACACGAATAAACGCCCTTTAAGCGTCGGCGGCACGCTCTATAAAAAGGGTAAAGCACAATGATTAGGCTTTACCCTTTAATAGCTTTATACAGCTCTGTGAGTGCGTTTACAAGCGGCGCATCCGGTCGAACACGTCCTTCTCGGTAATCTTCACAAATTTTGAATCCTACCTCCATCACTTCGCGCTGGAAGTCTGCGACCGTCTTAACCGGTTCTGCTGGTGCTTGCGTCGTTTCCACTGTCGTGGCTTCGTCTTTTTTTGCTCTAGGCATATCTCAAAACCCCCTTATTTTGTGCGTGCCTCCACATTCCTAGCTAAACTTCCACGTTTCAATGCAACCATAATCCGCGCAGTTGTTTCAAGCCGACTGTGCCATAATATATGCTCCCGTGAGTCTCCATCAGCAGGTTCAAAATCACGCCACATTAGATGAAGAAGCTCATGGACTAAAGACTTCTCCATATCTTGATTGAATAAGTCATTATCCCAATCAATCGGGTCAAGTATTCGTATAATCCCCTGACGGCTTACCTCATTGTAAGTAACGTCAGCCTGATTATCTTCTTCGCCAAACTCACTACGCCGGACAATCTTTAGCACAATATCCCATTCAGTTAAGCATAACCGGCCTTGCCATTCAAAGAGCAAAGCTTCTAATTCTTCAATTGTAAGCAGTTTCTGTTCCACTCTCATCATAATCACCTCACATCGCTGGCCCTTGTCCGGCCATTATGCTTTGCATAGCGGCTTGCGTTACTGCGGGGCTTCCCCCCTGCTGACCTCCGCCCGATTGTTGCTGTTGCATTAATTGAGCTAACATCTGCTGCTGGTCTGGCTGTGCTTGTCCTTGTTGCGCCTGCATCTGCTCCATCATGGCCTGTTGTGCTTGTTGCTGTTGCATCTGCTGAGCCAGTTGTGGGAACATTTGCTGAACCATCAGATTAACTGCGTATTGCGCAATCTGTGGGTCAATCAGTCCCTGTTTTGCAGCCATAGCGAACTGAATCGGCAACGGCGCGTCCTTGAACGCAATCGACTGGTTCATATTCTGATTCTTAATCATCTCAAGCTGCATTTGCTGTTCTGCTTGCTGAACTTGTGCTTGTTGTCTCTCCTGCCAACGTTGTTTAAGTTCCTCTTTGTTCGGCAAGTCTGACAGGTCCAGCATTATGTCAAATACCATATCGCCTGGTATCTGCAATTTGCTTACTGCATCAACTAAGGACCATAACTGCGCCTGCCGCTGAGTGGTGCTTGATTCTACGTCGCTAATGACGATATCAAACTCGCCCTGCGACAAATCGTTTAGTGTGTGATGAATCACATTGCCTAACGGATCCTGCTCGACAACCTGCTGATTGACGCGGATAAACTGTTGCCCATTTGTACCCTCGACACGATAGATTTTGTCCTCTGTATAAAACTGAGGGATAACACCTGCGTGCCCACGTTTGCCCCATAGCAAATAAGCGATTTTTCTCTTCGCATTACGCAACTGGTCGAAAAGTGGCGCAATATGCGTAATAGCTTGTTTTTGTTTCAGCTCGATAGCACGGCCAGAACTAGCATGGGGGATATCGACGCCCATTAAAGCCTCGTTAATGCCACTGATTGCCGTGAGGTCGGAAGTCGCTTGGCTTTCCGCTTGGATAATAGCAGCAGGTGGATTCTGCATCCCTCGCTCCATAATCTTGCCTTGGCTGATTGCGCCAGGGCGAACTTCGGAGAAATGCCCAGGGATTGCACCCTTACGCTCAAACTCAGCTTTTTGGGCGGATGACATCGCATCCTCCTCAATCCAACCGCCACCATTGCCGGATGTGTTGAGAATATGCAGAATCTGGATGCGTCTGCGATTAATCTCACGCTGTGGATCCTTTAGATCTCTAACCAGTCCGGCAGGAGTATCACCTACGCCGAATGAGAAAACCGTCATCGGGACAAACGGTATCTCGCCATGTTGGTATGGCGAATCAATATCCTCCAGCAGCACCGTGTCAACGAAAGAGCAAACACGGACCTTATCGACAGCAACTGTCTCCTGCCCGACGATTGCACCAGATAGGAACATATCAACTGTTACATCTGCCTGTGCGACCGTCGTACCGTCCTGAAGATAGTAGAGTGTCGATTTCTCGCGCCGCTTATACCAGCACTCGACAAGACGAACTTTTTTAGTCTCCGCCCGATACCACAATGGGTCTGGCCTAGCCTGTTCAACTTCCTGCTCATCTCTGTCGTATACCGCATACTGAGCTTCGATGTCGTCTTTATGCTCGGGATAAATGCTGATAAGTTCTTCTTTATCTACCCACTTGGCCCTGCACACATATTTGGCATCGGAATAGTCCTGTTCATGAGCCTCTGGGTCGACATATACGCTGAACGGGTCAACGCGCTTGACAAACGCTTCCCCATCGTCCATTTCATCACTGAATTTATAGCCGACTTCAAACCAGCCGATACCGCCGATAGCAGCGTCTAGGAACGCCCTACTCTCTTGCATATCATATTGGCACTGGTCAAGGATATATTTTGTAATCCCTTTACGCACCTGGCAAATATCAACATCATCGGATGTCCTAGGCAAAAACTCAATGTCGTATCGATTCAGTCTTTGATATCCAGACAGGACATTGATGAGTGGCTTAATACGGTTAACCGTTATTGCTGGTCTACCTTGAGACTCAAATGCCTTGACTTCGCCGTCGGTCCATTGCTTACCACTGACGAACTCGAAATCTTCCTGTGCTTCTTTTCGCCACGTATTAGCTGCGTCAACTGCATCACGGAACCAACGCCGATATTTGCCTATGTTTTTCCCAAGTAGTTTGAGTTCTGTATCCATATTCCCCCTCCTTTCTCTTTTATTGCATACAAAAACGCCCGCACATATTATGCGGACGTTCCTGCGTATAACCTCTATTATAACAATGACAGCAAAGACAGTGGGTTATCTTGCTAACCTCACATTAATATTATACCACGAAAAATGGGGGTTCTACTATTAGAGTGGATTTGTTTCTTTTTTCATTTTTTCGCTCACGGCGGATCTAATAAATCCAGCCAATGACGTTCCTGTTAATTTGCATGTCCACAAATTGCAATACAAACCTTTAGCGCAATAAAGTAAAACCCCGTATATTTCTATACTCTGTCCTCAATTTGCGCACAAAAATAAGCCCCAGCATATAGCCGGGGCCTACTTTTACTTCTTGCCTAATGCTTTTTGGGCAATTGCAATACGCTTGAGATTAATATTCTTCTGCATCGTCCTGCGGTCAGACACACTCCACTTCGGATTGTCGATAATCGACTTCTCCTGTTTGTTAATCTCCCGCAATTTTTTGTTCGCCTCCTCTAGCCGTTTAAACTTACTCTGGTCAAATCCTTCAGGCTTCTTCTTGGTCATCTTATACTCGTTGCTGAGTTTCACCTGCTCGTTGTATTCATGATAGAACTTCTCAACGCTGGCAGGGCTCTTCAGCTCCGGATACAAATAACCACGCAGTATTGGCATTTCCTCTATAGAGAGGTTGGACGACTGCTTGCCCGATATCATGTCATACAATTTAGGCAATGCCATACCAATTGAACCGGTATATCCAGATATAAAATGGTCAACCTTCCTAGGTGCAATTCCGAACGTTTCGCCAATCCATTTAGCAAGGCTCGACGTGTATGGCCCGTATTGCATCTTTTCGGGTAGCTTCTCCTGCGACTGTGGAACAATCGGGCGGTCCGTGAAGAATGAGTAATTAGCCCAGTTTTCACCAATCGGCAAAAGTGCAGTTGGGAGAATACCTGGCAACGCGTCCTGTAGCGGCCGTAAATACTCCTTTAGTTTTGTCGGCTCTTTGCGATACGACTCGTTAAGTCCTCGCTCTACCGCGTAGCTCAAGAACCGGATTCCAACATCGTTGGCTTTTGGTACGCGGATAACCGTATCGCCAACTTTAAACAGCCAATGCGTTGATTTCAACCACTCCGGTGCTTCTTTGTACCAGTCATCATCCTTGTACGTCATGAACAGCATCATTGCAGGGAGAACGCTGAACAGCATTAGTTTTGCCATTGTTCTAGTAGCACGCTTCGGATCTTGCTTGAAGTCCAAGCTGCGTGCCAACTTATCCCAGCCTTGGATACTAGCATTAGCAAACGCCGCATACTTATTCCATGCTTGGCCCGCTTTACCGTGACGTGCAAAATCCATGAAATCACGGCTTTCAAAGGCCGCCTCTATCATAGCATCACGAAGCTCTTCTTTTGTAGCGTTCTTCTTGTCCTTTAGGATTGCATTCTTGGTCTTTTGATACATTGCTAGACGCGTGCCATACTCCGAGTATTCGCCCGCCATTTGCAAGCCTTCAAGCACTGCGCCAAAGAAATCTTTACTCGTTAGGCGTTTCCAATAGCTCCGCCCTAATTTGTCAATCGTCGACTGTGTGTAATTGCGGTCAAGAGACAACGCACTAGCCTGTGCAGCTCCACTCGTCAACCACTCATAATACACATTATCACGGCGAACAGCGTGCATGAACCCTTTCACAATATCGATTGGATTAACCCATACTCCATATTTCGTATAGAGCGAAGCATCGCCCCAGTCGCGGACAACATTTCGTACGGCAAATTCTGGTGACGCCATTGTGAAACATGCTCTAGCCAGTCGAGTGATAGCGTGCATAACCGCTGTGAAATTATCAACACTGCCCCTCCCCATATTGTTGATTGCTTTTACAATCTCCGGGTCTGTCTGTAAATATTTCCGCTGTCCGTCCTCATAGAAAGTAACGGTAGTTTTATCATTATCTCCCTTATCTACCTCCTCAATAAGCCAACCAGAAGCATCACACCTTGCTACATCTGCTAACAGGCATTTTGCCCTGTTCATTTCCGCTTTCTGTACAAATTGTGCCGTGTTGCGAATAATAGATTCCAGCGGATTGACGATATCTCGCGTCGAACCTTTGATGTGCTTCATGCTATCGCCAAAATTGATATCTTCGTTATCTTCAAATACGCGGAACAATGGAACATAATTCTGCCATTTGCTAAGCAACTCGGCATAACGTTTCTGGCTAATAACACCGCTATCAGCCAATATCGCCGCCATTGTATTGGAGAAATGTACTAAATCCTGCTGTGCATCATGATACTTTTTGTAACCAGCCTCGATATACTTCTGACAGTTTTCTTTGCTGTACGTTTCCGGAATCTGCATGATTTCAGCATCAAGATTTTTAATTTGTTTCTTCAACTCGTTGACACGTTTCTCGGAATTTTCCCAGTCCTTGATTTTTTCAATCGTATTCTTCAAATGCTGCTGCTCCTGCCGGATATCATCGTTATGCTGGTGCATATCCATTATGTGACACGCTGTGCAATATGTGACGAAATCACGCTGCTTTTCCCGATTTTGAAAAGCGTCGATACTCTTTAAAATCTGGTATATTGTTTTGAACCCTGTGAAATCGACATTCGGGAATTGCTTCTGCAACCCTCTAACGGCTGACTGGTTCACGCCCTCAATAGCCGCGATAGCACGCCCATAGGAACCACGTGACAAGCGGAACGCTATCATTGGGTCAATAGATACAGATAACTTATCTTTGCCCTTCTCCTTCAATCCCGCATTAACACGCTTAACCATACGGTTGATTGGTTCCAACTCTTCAACAAACTCTTCATAGAGCGATTCCCGCACTTCTTTACGCCAGACTTTCCAATTCGCCTTATCCTCTTTGTTGTCCCAGGAAATGGACCCCTGCATCTGTTCCTTATACTCTTTGTTCATCCACTCGGCAAAAGAATCACGCAAATCCTCAAGTTTTGCGGCCTCTGCTGGGTGTTCTCTCATAGCTTTATGGAACATATCAGCTTCCTGCGATACGTTGTTAGGCGCACCCGTAAGAATCCACGTAGCAATATAGTTGTGCATCTCCTCAGACGAATTATTAATGCCTAACTTCTCTGCAGCAATACGTCCAGCAACCGGCAAAATGTTTTCCCAATCAAACGCATGCCGTGACCGTAGGACTCTATCCTCGGGCTTGTAAACGACCTTGCTCTTGTTACCGTTCATCTTGCCATAACGCAACTTGACATCCAACGCCTTCTCAATCATTTCCGTCAAGTGCTTGCGATAACGGAACTTGGCGGAATCCGCATCGGCCCCTAATACTTTATTTTTGATTCTGTGGAACAGCCCTTCGTTGCTGTTATCGGACGAAGAATACGAATACTTTGTGCGTCCATTAGAAAAAGCACCCTTTTCAGAGTGCTTTGCCATATCATTGTACAGTTTTTCGAAGTGTTCGCGCGAACTACGACGTCCGCCGCTTACGGTACGCGATACCCCAGCTCGTCCGCCATCTCGTTGGCCTTCTTTTCGTCCACTTCTGGAAACAGCTGCATCGTCAGCTTGATATACTCGGCTCTGTCCCTCGTTTCCGACCAACGGTCGAACAGCTTCATTTCGGATTCGTTTGTCATTATCGAAGCACCTCCTAGCATATTCTATCTTAGTCGCCAGCCGATCAAGATATTCTTGTTTGGCTTTCATACCAACAAGCTGATTGTACTTAACTTCTAAGTCCTTGATATACGGCAATGTATCTCTAGTTTCATCGCGCTTAATGGGGTCTCTCATTTGTGACAAGTCCACATTATCGCCAATTTCCTTGGTTACGGTATCACGAATCATACTCATGATTCCCTTAGTGAGATACTTATCAAATACTTCTTTGCTTACATTATCGCCTACCTTCTCGGCTTTGTCAACGTCGTTTTTCGCAGACAATTTAATGCCATCCGTTACAAGTCGACCGTTTGGCAGCTTGATTTCCTTGCCTTCCTTGTACACCTTGAACAATGGTCTGCCTTCGCCATCCTTCATATCCCGTGCCAGTCTGCCGAACGCCTTAACAAAGGAATCCCTCTGTGCTGTCGTCAGCTTCCCTTCCGGATTATGGAAGAACTCAGCAAACTTATCCATGATGCGCTTCACCCAAGCAACGAACTTACGAGCAAGGCTTGGCCGTTCTGCGCCCATCTCCTTGAAGATTTTAACGCGGTTCTTTACCTCCTCAAAGTTATCTGCCAGCATCTCCTCGATAGTCAGCTCGTCAGACATTTCGGGCCTGCCGATACGCTTACGATATGCCTCAAGCTGTTTGGAAGTAAAAGCGTCCTTGCCTTTGAAGTACGACGTAAGCTCCTGGTAAAGCTCAGGATTGTTATTCGCAATCCAATGGAAGGATTCGTGCCAGAACACCTGTGAGAGCGGCATGTTGCTACGAGCGTTAAGCACCGTAGTGCCATCTGGGACATGATAGCCGTGCATATTCGGGTTGGTATCAATCCAAAGAATCGGCGTCCCCATCTCTTTACCAAACTCCGACATCTTGAGTTGCTGTGGTGTCAAATTCTCATTATCGACAACCGTTGCCTGCTCAATAGCACGGCGAATCTCGCCCTCTGCGGAGAACTTATTAATGATTTCGATTGCTTGGTCATCGAAGATTACAAAGCAACGACCGTCGCGCTTTCCATCATAAACAATCCCCTTTATACCTACTTTGCTTAATATTTGACTAGCTGCTTTTTGAGATTCAAAAATATCTACTAACGCATTGTAAATATCCTTTCCTGTGCTATGCTCAAGCACCCTTAATGCTTTTGCTAAATATGCAGGTTTACCATTTTCCATATCTTCGGCGGTTGCATATTGATGGTGCGCTTTTAACCATTTATCAAGCTGTCTTTTATCCATCCCTTCAAGCATGCCGCGAAGAATGATTTTTGCTCTTGATGGTTGCTCTGAATATTTTTTTTGTTCATCCATCATTAAATCTTCATCAGGGATTTCGACTTGATATAGTTTACCACTAACTTTTTTTATCCAACTATGTCCCTCGTTGCGAAGAATTTCTGCCGCCCCTTGATATATTTCAGTAAACTGCTCATCTTCCCATGGTATATCCTCCATATCCGCTATTGCTGCATCAAGGTCCTTGTTTTCTACGAACGCTTCGATTGCCCACTCTAGCGGAGACATAGATGCTACGTCATCTCCCGTTGACATATCTACAACGCCGTAATCGTCTACCTTATAGCTAGTATTTTTAGTAATAACAACGCCGTGAGACAACCTATCCTTATACCCTTCCGAAACTCCCCTGTTACCAGCAAAATACAGTCCCCAACCATGAGCTTGCCGACCTTCACCTGCGCCGATATGGTCAAGTGAGAAGGTGTCAAAGTCGTACGGAGTACCATGCCATGCAACAGAAAGTCTAATATCAGCACTGGTTTCCGGCTTAGTCACACTGAGCAGTGCCTCAACCTCGCGAACAAAGTCATCTCTGCCCTCTTCGGTCTTGAAGAGTATCCGCTTAGCAAACGGGCTCCATTTACCGCCATGATTCTTAGCAAGCGTCGTGGCTTGTTTGCGGAACTCTTTCGGCACATGTTCTTTGAGGCTTGCGGCAGGAATCATCTCGCCAGTCTTGGTGTGCTTGAACTCGTCCACATTGACATTAGCCGTGCTCTTGCCCGCAGGTGGAACCGTGCCAACCATAACATGCTCACGCATAAAATCTTTTTTCGGTTCCTCTTTGGCTTCTTCTTTTGGCTCCTCCTTCTGTTCTGCCGTCGTTTCTTCTGGTTCAACATCGGTATCCGTTGCCGTAGGAGTCGTTCTTGTACCATCATCGACAAGCGTATTCTCGATTTCCCGGTTCAGCTGATTCAGCCGGTCGCTAAGCGTCTTGACCTTTTCGGCGTATGGGTTTTCCTGCTCGACAATTTCCTTGGCTTGTGCGATTTCCTTCTTGTAGCTGTCTAAGTCGCTCTGTCGCGTCTCAAGTGCTACGTCCGGGGCTTTCTGTAAGGCGTTTTCGATACCGCGTACCGAATTTTTCTGTACCCTATACGCACGGTTATTGACCAACTGCAATTTGACGCCGTTTACATCGTCGTATACTGCCGACAAGCGGAAGCCGCCAATCTTACCGATATCCATTGCCTGATGGCGGTTGAATACCTTTAAGATTTTATCTAGTGCTTCCTGTGCCTTGGTGCGTTCCTTGTATCCTTTGTCGCCGATAAGCATCGAGAAGTTTTCGCCACTCGTATCTTTACGTGCTGCAATATCCTTCTTGATTTTGCCGATAACCTTTTCCTTGTCAGCAATGCGATCCTCATGACCATCGAGCACATTCTCAGCATCACGAACTTTCTTACGGAAGGCCGTTTGTGCATGCTGATACTTGGTAAGGTCATTCTGTACCTGCAACTGCTCTTTGATTAGCGGATTGCCAGTAGCAGCACCTTCTACCTCGGCATAAGAAAGCGTCACAAGGTCGGCATCTTCAACCGTACGCATATTCATGTCGCCACTCATAGCCTGCTGAATGATTGCCGCTTTGTTCTTGAGTTTTTCCCACATGTTCGCATCAAACGAATCCTTGACGACGTAGTTAAAAATTTCGACTTCCTTGTTCTCGTTGCCTTGCCGGAGAATACGCCCATGACGCTGTTCAAGGTCACGCGGCCGCCATGGTGCATCCAAATCATGCAACGCGACCAAATGTGTCTGACAGTTCGTGCCTGCGCCCATAGTCTCCGTAGAGCCGATAAGGATACGAACCTCACCATTATTTACCTTCTGGAATACCTCATCACGCTTGGCCTTGGTATTGTAGTTCTGAATAAAAGCTACATCCTTGTCGGGGATTCCCTTCTCTTTCAGCTTGGCAATCAGTGTACGGTATACCTCTGGGCTTTCCACATCAAAGGTCGTGGCAGTTCCTTCACCGCTTGCCTTCTCGTTTTCAGCTTTCGGAATACCCATATCACAGAATACCAACTGTGTGCCTTTTACATCAGTTGTATCATGATACTTCTTGGCAATGGCATCTGCGCACGCCTCAATCTTGGAATCGGTCAAAGACAGTTTACGCAGGTCATTAGTAAGGGAAAGCATATTATCCTCGCCCTTTTCCTTCTTGAACCCGTTCTTCATCTTCTTGACGCGCTCTGGCACCACGTTCTTGATGTAGTTGACTACCTTTTCATCCGGGTCAAGTGCAACCACTGTAGTCTTGTCATTTTTTAGCTTTGGAATATCAAGGTTCAGTTCATCCTGCACCTTCACATCAGCAAATTTGCGGAACATCTTGGTAAGTTCTGCCATGTTGATAAACCGCTTAATCATCGTGACTTTGCGGAACCCATCACCGGTCGGCTTACGCTCAATGCCTTGCCCAATATCGCCGAAGGTACGCATCCAGTTATCAAAGACCTCTAAGCCTTTTTCTTTCAGCCCATTCATATCAAGGTAGCGCATCATGGTATAAAGTTCGGACATCGTATTAGATACCGGCGTACCGGTTGCAAATACCACGCCACGACCGCCCATGTTATTAGTGAGCCACTGTGTTTTCAAGAACATATCCTGACTTCGGTTTGCCTTGGAATTACTAAGGCCGCGAATATTCCCCAGACGAGTTGCAAAGGCAAGATTCTTGAACATATCCGCTTCATCAACAAAGAGCTGGTCAATGCCAAGTTCTTCAAACGGTACACCAATATCTTCAATATCGGTGGAAATAACTTCATCCAACCGTTCCTGCAAGTTCTTCTTTGAGGTTTCAAGATTGGACAATGCACGGCTATCCATCTTGTCCTGCTTGGCTTCACGGATAGTCTGCTCTAAGGTATCAATTTCCTGCTGAATAAAATCTGCTGCCGTTTCCGGATTGACAGGGAACCGCTGGAAAAGATTGTGGGAGATAATAATGCCATCCCAATCTTCGGTGCGAATGCGGTTCAACATACGGTTACGCGCCGTACGCTTGGCCATAATCGCCGCTTTCTGCTTCTCCGATTTCCCTTCTAACAGGTTGACACGCTTGGTACGCCCATCCTCTGTCTTTTCCACTCTGGAGGTTTTCTCCACTGCTGGCAGGTCATTGGACTGCAATACCAACAGTTTCGCATTCGGATAAAGCTGTCGGAACTCACGAGCAAACTGCTGTACCACGTTATTGGGTAGGCAGTACATCGGCTTGTTGGCAATACCCAAACGGCGCATTTCCATGCCTGCGGCCTGCATTTCAAACGTCTTACCAGCACCTACGCAATGCGCAATAAGCGTATTGCCACCCTGCAACATACGCCATACAACGTCTTTCTGGTGCGGTTTCAGTTCAATCTTTGCGTTCATACCATAGGCGTGAAGATTCAAATGCTGTCCGTCATACTGCCGTACCACGGTATTGTTGTAGTTATCATTGTAGTATTTGACAAGGCGTTTTTCGCGGTCCTTGTCCTTCCAAATCCAGTCCTTGAAGTCCTGCTGCAATTCCTCTGCGGCTACATTTGCAGCATCGGTCTTTTCCTGATTGAATACCTTGTTATCGCCAGTGCCATCATAAATCTGAATAGCCTTGTTGTTCAGCACATGATTGAGCAGAGATGGGAAATCAATGCCCTTCAGCTTGTATTTCGCACTTCTACCCCAGCCGGTAACGGTCCATAATGCAGCACCACGGCTGAATGATACATGGACATTATCTGCAATCGTATCAACGAAAGTCTGCACGTCCTGCACTGGAATCCATGGCGTACCAAGATTTACAAAGATTTCATCAGAAACAAGATCTTCGGGAATAACCTTTTCCAGTTCCTTGACATTGCCTTCATAGGACTTATCGGACTTAACAGCTTCTTTCGCCTGTGCCAGCTTTTCCCGCACATTGCCGGAAAGATATTCGTCACGGGTTTCATATTCACCTGTGGTCGGATTCTTAAACAGCTTGCCTTTCAGTTTAGAAACAATGGTTTCCGGTTTGCTATTCATCAGCTCTGCCATGTAATCAAGGTCAACAGTACCATGATTAGTAAGCGATGCGATAAGGGCATCGTCAGCGGTTTCTACATGAGAAACTTCTTGCACGGCTTTAATGGAACGAGTGGTGAAAATATCCGCCTTTTCCACTTCGCCTTTTTTGCCGCCTTTGACTTGTCTTTCAAGGGCCTGTACCATGCCTGCGCTTGGGTCATCAGCATAGTTCTTGGCTGCTGTGCCAGTGAGCAAACCGTGCTTGGCTACAAAAGAATCGTAATCCTTATTCAGCTTTTTGCGCAGTCCTTCTATGTCCTTAGCCTTGGCTTTTGGGTCGCTTTCAGCAGCAAACAAAGCATTCAAGGTGTTTTTGACTTTGAGATAGTCATCAACTACCTTTGCTTTCTTCCCTGTCAATGCTACTTCCTGCCCGTTTTGATTCTGTACCGGCTTGCCGTCCTTGTAGTAATACTCATAGTCGCGGGTCTTTTCGTCTGCGGCTGCTTTCTTCTGAGCGGGCGCAGTATCAAAAGACTTGGACTTCTTGCGGCTGACCGGCTGGTATACATCATCCGGCAACTTCTGCATAGCTTTAGACAGGTCATTTGCCACATCTGCTACAGTTGTTCCCTCTGCCATCTTGACATTAAGAGCCGTATTCCCCCACTGGTCACGCCCAACGCTCTGTTCGCCCAAGATGTTCTCTTTATGAGCCACAAAATACTCATTGATACCATAAGAGGGAGCCGAATACCAGTTTCCTGTCTTGACTTCCTTCACATCACCGAACTTCTGCCCATAAGGAGACTTCTTGCCGTCCTTATCCCGCTTGCGGAAGATGACAATATCCGTAGCCACCTGCGTACCTGCATCGGAGAAAACACCGGACGGCAGCTTATAAGCGGCAATCAAATCGGCTTGATTTTCCAAGTAGTTGCGCATTTTGGCAGCATCTTTACCACCTGCCAGCGAACCCTGCGAAGTGATGTAGACCATCAAACCACCAGGACGAACCTTATCAATGCCATTAGCAAAGAAGTAGTTGTGCACCTGGTAGCCGTCAATCATATTCTGTCCAAACGGAATATTAGAGATAGCCAGGTCAAAGTAGTTATCGGCTACACTAGCCTTCTGGAATCCCTTATTCTCTACAAATGCGCTAGGATAGAGCATTTTAGCAAAGCGGGAAGTCAGATTATCCAGTTCAACGCCACGCAATGCAGATTTATCCATCATGTCACGTGGCATGGTTCCAAAGAAGTTACCAACGCCCATCGACGGATCAAGCACTCTGCCGCCTTTGAATCCCAAATGAGAAACGCCTTCCCATATCGCCCGAATAATCTTCGGTGGCGTATAGAAGGCGTCATTGATTGTGGAACGTGCGGCCTTGTACTCTTCATCCGTGAGCAGTTCCCGCAGTTCCTTATTCATTTCATTCCCATCAAGGAAAGCGTCTTTCAAACCGCCCCAGCCATTATAGGCTCCCAAGATTTCCTGCTCGGCAGGTGTGGGCATACGGTCATCGGTTTCAAGCTGTTTCAAGAGCTTGATAGCATCCACATTCTGCTTGAAGCGAACCTTCTCACTCTTGGTGCTTACATCTGTATCCTTGATTTCGTAGTTGTGTCCTGGCGTTTCCGTGGGGCTTGGGTGTGCTTCGGCTTCGGTCAGCGATACCTCTGGCTGATTTCCT